GCCACAGGCGCTGCTCTGCTGATTGCTAAGATCGACCGCTTGTCACGCCAGGCAGCATTCCTGCTGACCCTGCGTGACTCTGGCGTGCAGATCGTTGCAGCCGACATGCCGCACGCTGGTACGCTTGAGTTCGGTATCCGCGCTGTGGTCGCCCAGCATGAGCGCGAAGAGATCAGCCGCCGTACCAAGGCAGCACTGCAGGCAGCCAAGGCTCGCGGTGTCAAGCTCGGTAACCCAAACCCACAGTCAGCAGCAGAAGCCGGTGCAGCCGCTGGCCGTGCCAACGCTGACGCATTCGCAGCTCGCATGATGCCGATCATCGCCGACCTGCAGCGTGCAGGCATCACCAGCCTGCGCTCAATCGCAGCAGCACTCACAGCTCGCGGCGTGCAAACCGCTCGCGGTGGCCGTACCTGGGGCGCTGCCCAAGTCTCTAACCTGATTCAGAGGGGTGCAGCATGAACGACGATTTCTTCAACGGCGTACTGCTCGGGATCTTTATCGTGATGGCGCTGTTCTTTGTGGCGGGTGTCATATGATCACCGGCCAGATCCTGCGCGATGCCCAGCTGGCACTGTTCGAGCAACGCGACGCAGATTTTCTGGCTCAGTGCCGGGAAATAGCAGCGCAAATCTGCAGGCAGCAGGGCTCGGTGTCCATCAACGATGTCAGAGCTGCCATCAACCTGCCTGCGGAGCTGCACCCATCAGTCCTGGGTGCCGTTTTCCGGGGTAAAAAATTCACAGCAATCGGCTACACAGAAGCCGCTCACAAAGCCGCCCACGCTCGCGTGGTGCGGGTCTATAAACTAACGGAGGAAACATGTCAGGCAAACTAACACCGGACTACATGATGAGCGCCAGCCGCCTGCCAGCGCTGCTCGGGCTGTCTCGCTACCAGACACCCAATGATGAGCTCCAGTACAGCATCAACGCCAGCAAAGGCCTGCCACGCGAAGACAAACAGAACGAAGCGATGGCCTGGGGCGACCGTATCGAGCGCCTGATCCTGCTGGAGACAGCCAAGCGACTCGAGCTGCTCGAGCTCTCGACCGAGTTCGACTCAGCCTTTTTTCATAAGACACTGCCGCTAGCCTGCAGCCTGGACGGATGGGCGCATGGCCGTGGCCAGAAGATCCGCACCGACATGGACGCAGGCATTATCGTGGTCGGCCAGGATGAGATCATGCTCGACGGCTATGGCGTGCTTGAGGCCAAGCTCACCGCAGTGTCGCCCGAGGAAATGCCTGCGCTTTACCGCGGCCCTGTGCAGTTGCAGGCACAGATGGACATCATGCAGGCCAAGTGGGGTGCGGTGGCCGTGCTGTACCAGGGAACGATCTTGCGCATCTTCTTGTTCGAGCCGCACAAGCAAACACTAGAAACGATCAAGACCGCGGTGCTCGAGTTCCAAAATAAGATCGAGAAGTACAAAGCCACCGGCGAGATTGATTACTACCCACCGGCCAACAGCAAGGATGCCGACCGCATGTACCCGGCAGCCGATGAGGCCGCGGTAGTCAACCTGCCTGGTCGCGCTGAACAGTTGGCCGACCAGATCCTGGCTGCCAACGCCGCCATTAAAGAGGCAGAAGGCAAGCGCAGCGAAGCAGAGACTGAGCTGAAAGCCATGCTCGGTCAGGCATCCAAAGGCACCGCTGGGCGCTTTGAGATCCGGTGGCCAATGCGTAGCTACAAGGCGACACCAGAGAAGGTGGTGCCGGCGAAGGACGCATACAGCATCAGACAATCAACCCTGTCCATCAAAGAGGCACTATGACCAAACTCGAAGAGGCGCACGCGAGAGCTGTTGTCGCGCTGTTGAATACCATACCCAAGTGCAGCGAGGAAGAGGCCGAAGAGATCGTCGAGTCCTTCACCGCGCTTGTGCTGTACACCATCGAAGCATTCTTACCAGGGGATAACAATGAGCAATCTCGTTACAACTAGACAGGGCTTTGCGCCTGCAACCTTTACCGAAGCTAGGCAGTTTGCCGAAGAGCTGGCATCGTCCAGCCTAGTACCCAAAGCCTACACCGGCAAGCCGCAAGATATTCTGGTGGCCATGCAGTGGGGCGCAGAGATCGGCCTGGCACCCATGCAGGCGCTCCAGAACATCGCGGTGATCAATGGCAAGCCCAGCGTGTACGGTGACGCAGCGATGGCGCTGGTGCAGGCCAGCCCACACTGCGAAGACATCGAAGAGTATTTCGAGGGTGAAGGCACGCCCAACCCGACCGCTGTGTGCGTGGCCAAGCGCAAGGGTCGCAAGCCGGTGGTCGCCAAGTTCTCGGTCGAGGATGCCAAGCGAGCTGGCTTATGGGGCAAGCAAGGCCCATGGCAGGCGTACCCGAAGCGCATGATGCAGATGCGAGCTCGCGGCTTTGCGCTGCGTGATGCGTTTCCTGATGCGCTGAAGGGGCTGATCACAGTCGAGGAGGCGCAGGATTTCCCGCCAGAGGCCAAGCCACAGCCAGCTAAGAATATCACTCCGCTGCCTGCGAATCCACTAGATCAGATCGCACCGCCACCGCCGCCATTAGATGAGTATGTGCCGGATCTGGAGGAAGCTGATCCAGAGCCAGCGCCAGTAGGTGAGTTCCAGCTGATGGTGCCAAGCAAGGACGGGGCTGAGCCGGTGGTCAAGTCTACGCACGCAACGCAACTGGATTGGTCTGCAGCGTATGAAGAGCTCGCCGATAAGACAATGTCGGCAGGCAAGGCAAGCGAGCGCGACCGGATGACAGCGCTAAAAAATTTCAAGGAAGCGAACCAGGCGCAGTTCAAACGGATGGAGCCTGGTGCCATGCTCCAGCACTCACAGGCCTACCAGAAGCGGCTGCGAATGCTGGGCGCTGAGATGAACAAGGAAAAAAATCCCGACTGATAGCCGGGAAAACCCGCTGGTACTTTGGTTAGCGCAGGAGGGGCGCAGTATCAGCGGGGGGTGTTCCTCACTGCTTCGTACTGACGGATGCAGGTATCGAGGGCTGACTGGAGCCTTGCTGCGTCGGCGGCGTACCTTGCAAGAAACTCTCCATTTGCCCGATCCAGTTCCGCTCCAGACGCTCCACTGCAAGAGCTGGCGGTACTGGACACGGCACCTGCCGGGGCGGCGGGGCGCTCGGGGCGCTTGCGCAGGCTGTCAATGAGCCGGTCAGAGCGAGCATTAATATCTTTGATCTGTTCATAAGATTCCTTTCTTAACTCGTCAGCCTGGGCTTGTAGCTGCTGCTCCTTCTCGCGTGCAGCTGCTTGCGCTTTCGCGTACTCCTCTGCCAGCTTGGCCTTCTCCTGATCCCACTGCGCCTGTACCTCGGCCTTACCTGCTGCCGAGCCTTTGACGTAGCCACCAGCGCCAGCCACTGCGACAGCGATAACGGCACCGGCAATGAAATAAGGATTCATTTCGGCGGCACCTTGGTGCCTTCGAGTTTCTTATGTACCTTCACCTCGCGGCACACTTCCTTCTTAGTCTTCGGATCTTCCCGGCAGACCTTTTTCATTTCGCCACCAGCGTGGACGTTGAATGCTAACAGCAGGCTAGCGGCCACGGTTGCGGCCATGCGGATCAATACAAAAGCGTTCATGGTTCCCCCTATAGTTCAGGTTGTGGTGCTGCTGGTGGTGCTGCTTTACCGTTGAAGCCTGCCGCCACAGGTGGTGGTGGGCTAGTCTCTAGCATAGGCTCGACGCGCTGATGCACTGGGGCCGGAGCCTTGGGTGCCGGTGGTTGCGGGTCAGTCCAATCGCTGGCCTTGCTAACGCCAGGCGGTGGGTCTACCAATTTGGCGACACCATCTTTGCCTTTGATGGCAAGTAATGTCGCCAACGCCCCGAGGCAGTACTTGCTTATATCGCTGAGTAATGCAAACAGTGCTTTGTCTGCAGGCGCAATCCCTGTCATCGGTTGGGTCACGAATACGATTGAGTAAGTAGCCAGCCCCGACATCATCAGAATCACTAGACAGAAAGTTGAGCCAATGATCAGTTTGATGACCGAATCAATTTGGTCAGAATTCCATTTCATTTTTCACCCTCCGGCTTAAAGTCAGCAGCTGGCACCAGCTGGTCGGGGCAAGTGCCGGTCACCGCGCAGGTCGGTCTTTGGCACTCGGGCTTGTTCCAGTTTTTGTTGTCCTGGCACGGGTATCTGAATCTGTCTTCGCACCCAGCCAGCAACAGCAGAATCAGCAGGTATCTCATGCAACCCCCAGGACATGCAGCGCGTGTTTGTAATGCTTGATCCGGTCGTTCAGTCCGATGGTGCCGCCGTTGATCCGTTTGGTCATGCCCAGGATGTCATCAGCGTCGGCAAACTTGTTCAGGTTATTGGTTTCCCAGAACCAGCAGGCAGACTGTGCAGCGCCTTCAAAGGTAGCCAGGTACTCAGGCACCTCGTCAATGTTTAATGGCCTGCCATCGACCTCAATGCTGTCAGCAAATGCCTGGTAGTTTGAGCGACCGGTCAGCTGAATCAATCCGCGTCCGATCCATTTTGCCGGATCACCTGACTGCTCGTCGCCGTTACCCATGCGGCCAGCGTAGATCCGATTAGCAATTGCTTCTTGCTTGTTTGGCCTACTCGCGTAGTCCTTGGCCATCTCATCGGTAGGAAAGTATTTTGGGAATAACCTGCGCAGGGTTTCCCACTTGTAATTGAGATTCTCTTTCAGAGCTGTGAAGTTGCCAGACTCATGGGCGCACTGAGCAATGAAAGATGCAATGCGCTTTGGCGTGTTGATGTCATAGTCCGGCAGCAGCTGCTCCAGTGCGTTGTGCCAATAGGACACATACTTATTACCTGGGATCAGCTGCTTTAGTTGGCTCTCTGTAATCATTTGCCATACATCCTTTCAGTCTGAATCTCACGCCGTAACTCCCGCATCTTCCTAACCTCATGCACTGCTGCCTGCGTGGCGTAATACATATCGTAGTACATGAAAGCCAGAATCGGCATGACGATAAAGAACATCAGCACCACAGCCATGACCGTAGCAATCAGTGACCAAGGTACATCCTCATTGTCGCGCTTCTGATTACCAGCCACATTAGACCCACCGCCCATAGAATTACGAACACGACTGCTCCAATCCATACCAGACGACCCTTGAGCCGATTTATTGCTGCCC